TGCGGTTGCAGTTGCCGCCGCAGAAATTGTCACGCTTGTGCCAGAGAATCCAATTGAGCCAGAGACCGCACCCGAATTAACAACGGACAAAGTCACGGTTGTGCCAACAACACTGACCACAGTTGCGGCAGTGCCAATTCCAGTTCCTGTCACCAATTGATTTCGTAATATGCCAGTAGCGCTCGCCACAACAATAGTGTTAGCCCCTGCACTTCCAGTAGCCGTCGTAGATGCCGCATTCGGAACAATCGCCGTTACAGCCGCTCCAGCAGGAACACCAGTTGCAACGACCAACTGACCATTTGCAATCTGGTTGTTGACCGACATGGTTATGGTTGTACTTAAGTTGGTCGTAGCAATGTTGTCAGTAAAAAGAACAATTTGAGGTGACGGATTTTCGCCTGCATTGATTGGGTATTTGAATACCTGCGAGAAGTAGCCAGCGGTTCTATTTGCACCATCAGAGCCGCCTGCGTCATACCAGCAATTCTCACGGATGTTGTAGATGATTGCGTCATTGCACTCTTCAGAGTCGCCTGATGGATAGAACCACCAAATTTCACCAAAACGAGGAACCTTTTGCGCCCAAACTTTTTGACGCTGGTTGTAATTCAAATTGTCAAAAAAGTAGTTCTGGTTGAAGTTGTTTGTTATTTCCTTGACCACGCCGTTGTAAAGCAAGAAACGGTCAACACCAATCCAGTAATAAATACCATCATACTCAATCACACATTGACTTGACAGGATAGAAGACTGGCTGGAAATGATGTCATACCGCCAATAGAAGGTTTGGGCAACTGAAGCAATCGTTACAGTGGTTGGAGCGTAGGACACGCGAATCAATGAGTCAAGCGCCCAAAACAGCCCAGAAGGCGCGTTAGAACCACCTCGAACTGGCAAACCCTTAACAATCTTTGTAGAGGCCACGTTGGTCTCATTGGCGTCAGCGCCGTTCCAATCAAATGGATTTCCAGCAACGCAATTCTTAATAAGCCCGTTGTCACCGTACACAAAGACGTAGGGGTGCAACACAACCACGCCACCCGCAACCTCAATGACGTCGCCTGTAGGAGTTGCGCCAGAGGTGTCTGCCAATGGGGACATAACAGTTCCAGCAATATTTCCAGCCAAAACGGGGGACACATCGGTTTGGTCAATCTGAGCCAAGTTCTGACCGGGGTGCGCCAACAGCAACTGATTTCCAGAACCCTGCGCATCAAACGATGAATCAAACTGCCACAAATTCAGGTCACTCTCGGTGAACCCGTCATTGATGGTGGCAACCTTAATTGAGAAGCCGCTTCCCGTGCCGCCAATACTTGCGGCGGTTGCGCTTAATGTGTCGCCCACTGTATAGCCATTACCAGCCGTTGTAAGCGTCACCGTTGTCACTGTTGCGCCAGCCACGACCACAGTTGCTTTGGCTCCAGAACCAGTACCGCCTGTCAAGGTCACGTTGGTGTATGTGCCGTTGGTGTACAGCGTTCCGCCAACTAATGTATTAAGGGTCAAGACCAGCCCCGTAAAGGTGAACTGGTTGATGCCAGAGCCAATACCATCATTGTTGATGGTTACAACTTCAAGGCCATTGTTGTAGCCATTAAAAACTTGGTTTATGCCGTCGGTTGAATTGACGTAGATGCCACGAGAGTATCCTTTTGCGTCAGTCACAATGGCACGGTATCCGCCAATCTTACGAGGACGACCGCGCTGAAAACGAACCCACTTGCCATCGGTGTAGACGTTTACGTCAAAAATAGTTCCGTCTCGCTGAATTCCAGCGGTTGTGTCAATTGAAAAGACCTTCTTGACCATCAGAAGACTCCGCCAGAAATCCCACCTGTAAAAGTTCCAGTTCCAGTAACGCTCAACCCTGTTGCAGAAAATGAGGCAAGGTTTACGCCAAGAATGGCTACGTTCATTTGACCAGAGGTTGCGCGGTAGATACCTGTTGATGTCTCAGTCGCAAAGTTTAAGGATGGGGAACCCACTGTGCCATCGCTCAAGCTGATACCAGTTGAGCCAGCAAGGTAGGTGTTGGCGTTCAAAATGTTTACGGAGTCGCAAACCAAGATGGACTGAGCGGAGCCGGGAACCGTCGCCGTACCCCCACTACCTGTTGTAAAGGTCAGCGTGTACGGGCCAGCACTTGTTGCATTTAGAATGTAGTACACCTGCACCGTTGCGGGCAGGACAATCGTCACGTTGCCAGCCAGCGTCCCTGTGTACTTCTGCACCACGTTAGCGGCTTCTGTTGCCGTCAATGTATATGTGCCAGACGTTATCGCTTTGGTCAACTGAGTAAAGTTGAACAGCGTAGACCTGCCAAGACCAACGGTATAGAACGTCGTTCCACTTGACACAATCATTGCGGAATCAGCAGGTTGCAAAACAATATTGGTTGAACCGTTGATGGTGTTCCCGCTTTGACCTGCAATCGTCAGCGCTCCAGAGCCTGAATTGCGAACCATCGTGAACCAATTGTTGCCAAGCGTGGTTGCCAAATCAAGCGTAAAAGTTCCAGCACCACCAGTCCACACTAAGGCCGCCGCCCTGTATGCAGAAGTCAAAGCGGTAGGGTTTGATGTTGTGGTGACTGGATGGCTTTGGTTTAGCGTGGTGTTCAGCGCTATCAAACCATAGCCAGCAAGGGTTGCCGCATCCGCAGACGAAGAGCCAGTGCCAAAAGCAATGATGCCCCATGTGCCATGTACGTCTGGATTTGCTGTGATGTAGATGTACTTTGACTCACCAGCCGCGACCGTAATAATTGTGTGGTCGCCCGCAAAATCCTTAACCGTAAACGAGTTTGCGCCGACGTTGCGAATCAATGCATCCTGACCAACAGAGGCTTGGTTTGCAGGAGGCATCTCAAGCGACAGCCCCGCAGAGGTGGCGTTGACCTGCATAATCCGCGCCGCGTAGTTGCCAGTGGCGTTGCCATTGATGGGCCACTCCAATTGCGTGTCAACGGTTAGCGTAATAGAGCGATAGGATACGTCAGTTGGCTGGATGACGTTACCCGTAAAGGGGCTGTTGTAACTCATTTATGTGTCCAATACTGTAGATTGACGGTCACCGATGCGCTGAACATCTTCTGCCTTCAGTGTCTGGATGATAAGGTCATAGTTCTGTTGCCACATAGGCATCCGCTCATCATTCTTGAGGAATGGCATTGCTTGCAACAGTGACCCGTACAGCAACGCTTGGGGCGCGTAAATGGTGAACCAATTGGTTTGGTTGGAAGAATCAAGGGGCTGGATTCGCTCGTAGTACAAAACCTCAAACGTGTATGCCGCGTCTGGTGTGGGCGCTACAAGCCAATGGGTGTAGTCATAGTCGCCGTAATAGACTGGAACACCAGTGACTGCGGCGTCAGGCGAGTAGCCCCTCAAATACTCGTATTTGCGCAGGAATACTGGCTGGCGCTCACCATTGACCAAAATGTTGAATGAGACCGTTTTGTGCCAACGAGCAGGCTTATCAATGATTGACTCGCCTATCACCATTGTGCTTTGATTGACGGTCATGTTCCCCAAGAACTTAATTTGGCTGGCAATTATTTGCTCTGCCAGCATAATGAACAAGGGAATCTTCTCAAGCGTGGCAGTGTCAGTCCGCTCCAGATATGACTGGATGTTTTCGACCAACGAGTCGTAGGTCATTACTGATGCGGTTGCCATATTTACCCCACGTTTCGTTCAAAATGTGGACAATCCACTAGCGATTTGAAATTGCCGCCCCAGCGGTTCTTGGGGTTCAAGGTTTCCCAGTAAGCACCCAATGGCGCGAGAATGCCCTTGTCCCATATTATCTGTCCATCCTTGAAGAAGTTCAAGTCAATAGCACAGCGCTTGAGGTGGATGGAGTTCATGGTCTTAGAGCGCCCTGCTTTGACGTGCAAAGCCTGTTGCTCAGGTGTGCGGGCTAACTCCCCGCCAGTGACCATAAAGCCCTGTTCTGTGGCGTATTTGATAAGGGAACAGGCATCCAGTAAGAATGCGGCTTGTTCTTGGCTCAGGCTCATTCTTTGTCCTTCCTGCGCATCTCCATGACCTTCTCGACGGTTCTGCCGCCAAAGTAGGCGGTCATCACCAACATACCCCATTGACCCAGAAGCTGGACATAAGATTCGGCAATTTGGTATCCACCACCATCAAGCAAGGCGAACAACAAATAGGCGGTCAGGATATAGATGAGCGTCCCGGGGCGGATATTCTTCGACAACCAAGAGTCAGAAGCCATATCTGCCTGCCAACGCTTGGAGACATTGTCCTCTTGGTTTGCTTGAGCCTTGAGCAGTGCCTGCAACTCTTCTTGCTCAATACGGGCCTTTTCAATGCCCAACTCAAGCAAGCGCTCTTCGTGGTCAAACTGAAGCTGGCGCAACTTGGCAACCTCAGCGTCAGATGGATTGTCTGAAATCTTTACACCAAGAGCGTCTTCAACGACTTGCTTGCCCTTTGCTTGAATCGCAGAAGACAAAAGGCCCAGACCGTTCTGAGCCAATGTACCAAGGAGTGATGCAACTATTGGAATCATTTTTTCCCCATCTTTTCGCGTTCTTCAAGCAATCTGACTTTGACCTGCAATTCATTGATGTGCAACATCAAATGCTCTTTCATCATGGCTCGGCGCTCCGCAGAGACTGGACTGTCTGTTGGGACACCCTCTTTGGTTATCAATGCAGGCATAGCGCCCTCAATTCGAGTCAGGCGAGTGGAGAAGTCATTGACCTGACCCAAGAGCCAAGCAAGGGACGCAACAATGATGGGTATGACCGCCTTGAGTACGTCTGCCCAATTCATAAGCCAAGCACCTTCTTAATAAGTTCGCCAGCGACACCGGGGCCAAACAGCACGCAGATAATCACGCCGTACAGCAGATACTCAATCCTGTTCATCCGCTTTGTACCTTCGTCAAAACGGTTCTGGATGCCCTCGTACCTCTGGGCGCAGATGGCCTCGTGGATGCCTAGACGCTTGTCAGTCTCATTTGCTAGTTCGTGAACATCCGCCATTGCATCTCCGTATTAAATGTTGCTTGACCAAACAGCTTGTGGAGCGACAGGCCAAACATCTACGGTTGATGGCTTAACGATAGCAATAGAGCGCAAAGC